CCTGAGTAGCCAGATGTCTTTAGGGACTCAAAGAGCACCAGGAGCTCTTCGTAGCAAGCCTTGAAATCTGGTCTTTCAGGAACTTCGCTTAGCCACTTCCGGTAAATGTCATCCTGCGAAAATTTCGTCTTCTCTTCTCTCTTCTTATTCTCTTTATTCTTATTAGCGGCGTTGTTTTCAGCCCTGTAGTCGGGTGAGGTTTCAGCCTTGTACTGGGCTGATTTTTCAGCCCACTGATAATCATTAGACTTTTTAACATCTTCTCCAAGAACCTTAACGATCTCATTATCCTGCACGTAATAGTAGTTCTTAGAGGGCAGTCCCTTTTTCTTGACAACTAAGAAACCAACTATTTCAAGTTGCTTAGTAAGCTTCTGGCGCGCTTCTTTGGTAAGGTTAAGTTCTTCTTCAAGCGTCTCTGATAGAGCAAAAAAACCGCCCTCTTCATCAAGATCGTTTCGCCCGCTAAAGAATTCTCTTCTGGCAATCAGATCTGCCAGAAGCAGCGCGGCATCGTTGCTTTGAAGATATCGAGCTAGTTTTTTATTCACCATCCAAAACGCATTTTGGCTGATAGTGCTGTTAATTATGTTGCTCATCTCACGCTTTCTTAAGTCTCTTAAGCAACCTAGAAGCAGGGTCTTCGCCCGCTTTCAGGATGTCGTTCCAGTCCTTGCCGTCCTCTTCAACGAAGGAGTAGTGCGTACATGCACCTTCTTTAGCCATCCTCTCGAATGCCTTTATCCCTGCCTCATCATTATCAAAGGCGGAGATTACTTTAAGACCAGAATCAATAAGCTCTCTGAGCTTTTCAGCGTGGTATTTAGTTATGCTGGCACCAGATGTCGAGATGCACCGGTATGGGTTCTTTAGAAGGTTACCGTATTTTATGTTGAATGCCTGCTGTAGGCTTGCTGCGTTTATGGCACCTTCTGCGACCACTATATATTTAACGTTAGTTCCAAAAGGCTGCTGAGACCAGCCCCAGAATAGATATCCAAGTCTTGTACCCGGCATCGTGGTAATCTTCCACGGACTTCCGTCCTCGTCAAGTCGAGGCTCGATAAACCGAATCTGTGCGCCGACAAACGTGTTGTTGAGATAATAGGGAAATACGATCCCCTCACGAGAGGAATCATAGTACATCTCGCCCGGATTCTCTAATCCCCTAGATTTTAGGTACGCTAAAGCCGGCTTAGAGATCGGGTCGGATAGCGGATGAAACGATCTTGGCCATGCCATGGCGTTTACTTCTAAAGGTCTAGCTTCTTCAAACGAGATATTTGATTTTAAAAAATCACGAAGCGATATACCCGCCAAAAAGCAGTACTCATAAAGTGAGTATGCTCTTTGACATTTACCTGCACACCAGAACCATATCTCACCCGTATCGGCATCTCTGTGCGCGTAAATGCAATCGTTTTTCTTGCCGCCCTTGCAAATGAGGCATTTTTTAGAATTGAGTTCCATATCACTCTCCGTCAGAAGAATTATGGAGCACAATAAGTTCTTGCAAACTGAGGTCTGGTTGAGATTGTTCTTGCTCTTTGTTTGTTTTAAGGTTGATGACCTTAATTCTTACTGACTTGTTTCCCGAGTCAATCTTTTCAAGAACGATCTTGTATTCGTCGCCGATGTAAAAATGGCGATTCATGTTTAACCACCAGTACATCTCAGTTTCGATAGGCTTCTTGCGGGCGGCTTGTTTCTCTTCAATAAACTTATTGATTTCAGAAATATCTCTGTTCATGTAAAATCCCTTCCAACACGTATGGGTTTATCAAATTATACGAAAATCAATATGAAAATGGTTGCTCACATCTATAATGATATTATCCGCATCGATCATATCGATCCATCGATCGAATCGGAAATAAAACGCCAACTTTCGTACGTGGATAAGTCAAAACAGTACCAGATCCGCAGGATGCGCAAGAATCCGTTTCAAGCTAACTCGCCGCTTCTAAAGCAGTTAGAGGCGGAATCTGAAGGCACACTCTGCTCAAAAGACGGACAATCTCTAATCGTTCCGTCGGGTTTTGCTTCTTTAGTAACTTCTCTAGTTGATAATGTTACGGATCACCGCAAAGATACCGGTCCTACTATCGCCCTACCTTGGGCTTCTTCCTCCAGCTCTTTTACGCTTAGACCGTATCAAGAAGAAGCAGTAGAAATTGCCGCTAAAAACTATCGCGGAATCATTAACTTAGCGACTGGACTCGGTAAATCAAAAACTGCTATATATCTCATACGTCAACTAAAGCGCAAAACTCTCGTCGTTTGTCCTAGCAAATCTATTGCTTACCAGTTTTATAAGGAGCTTTCAAACTCCTTTGGACCTGGTAAAGTTGGGTTTGTCGGAGATGGCAAGTATAAACCTTCTGCAGTCACCGTAGGCATAGCCGCCTCAGTATCAAACCGAATAGAAGACCTTAAGAAGCTCGAGCTTGGGGTCATAATCTTCGACGAGACCCACCACACACCCGCAAATACCTTCTACGCTATTGCCGAAGGACTAGGAGCCGTGGGCCGGATTTACGGCCTCACGGCGACCGCCTTTAGGTCAGACGGAAAAGATCTGTTTATCCATGCATCGTGCGGCGATATTCTAGTAGAGCGCGACGTTGCGTGGGGTGTGTCTAACGGTTGGTTATCGCAGCCATATTTTATTGTTAGATCAGTAAATACAACTGGTTATGACTTTAAAGACGATAAGTTAAAGGCCTACAGAGCTCACGTTTTAAATTCAAAAGAGATGAACGATCGCATAATTTCAGACGCAAAAGCGTTTATTTCTGCTAACAAAAATACTTTGATCCTTGTCGATCAGATAGAGCATGGCGACATGATATCATCAGCTATTGGAATCGCTTTCGCCAACGGAAGAGATAAAGGTTCTGAGAAGCTGATTGATGAATTCAACGACGGCAAAATTCGTGGACTCGTCGCGACTGACGGCCTTGTCGGTGAGGGAGTCGACACCAGAAGCGTTGAGGTTCTGCTTCTTGCTAACTTTACGGCGAGTAAGTCTGCTGTCCTACAAGCAGTGGGAAGAGGACTTAGAAAGACAGAAACCAAAGACAAATGTATAGTGCTCGATTATATTCCTGCGTCTTCAACCATGTTGACGCGACACGCAAATCAACGCATCTCTTACTATAAAGAAATCACGCACAACGTGAAGGTACAATAACGCCTGCCCGAAAGGGCGGGAGCGTTGGCACCGCCGCTTCCTGAATAATCATGTGGATGGTGTGCCCTGACCTGTTAGGGAAAGTACAGTGAAAAAGCTACTGTGTCACGTAGGCTTTTAAAACATTCTGTATATACAGGTCTCCGCGGTAAGAACGTGACTCTTCGTTACCGAGGAGCAACCTCGGCAAGTTGAGAAAAGGCCTTTTTAATCTAAAAAGGAGTTTAATATGAGCAAAACCGTTAAAGTTAAACTAGAAGAAAACGGCCAGATGCCAGTTAAAGCCCACAAATCCGACGCAGGATTTGATTTATTTGCTACGCACGATTTCTCCATCCACCCGGGGCAGATCGCAAAGCACGCTATCAATGTCAGACTTCAACTGCCAGAGTCAACATACGCCGAGATTACTTCCAAGTCCGGTAACGGATCAAAAGGGCTTCTAGTTTATGCCGGGATAATCGACCAAGGATATCGCGGAATAATTCACGTCGTGATGACGAATCTCAACCATACGCCCCACACTACCTGGGTCGATGGTTTTCAGCGCAATATTCTTCTGGCCGGAGAAACTCTGCACTTTAAAAAAGGCCAGAAGATTGCGCAGATGATTCTGCATCCTTACTCTAGCGATTATGAGCTTGAACTGGTAGATCAACTAGATGAGAATACGTCTCGCGGCGCTGGTGGATTTGGTTCTTCTGGGTCCTCTCTGGTATAAACCATACAAGCTGGAGAGAAACTATGCCAAACAATCTACATTCAGTTTTCGGCACGTCCGTGAAGATAAATCAAAATGAGCTTTTTGACCGCGACGCTGTGTGGCCTCAAAATGTTGAGGTGTGCATCACGCGCGTTCCAATTCGCAAGCGCGACGGTTACTCAGAGACGTTTATGAAGAACTTCGCTGAAAAACTTAAGTCATCCATGGCTCAGAATGGTCTTGTGTTTTTAGTGTGTTACGCTCCCACTGAAGCTAAATTTAGACCGTTTGAAGTTGCGAAGACCATGATGGACGCGGGCTTTAACCACGTCGACAACATCGTCATTGAGAAGACCTGGCTGCCAGGTAAAAGAGCTGAAAATATGCTCGTTAACTCCCATGAGTACGTGCTGTTCTTCTGTAACGGCGATGTCTGGAAGATCGATCGTCAGCCAGTCAAAAAGTATCTGATGCTCGAGGATTCAGCTCCCTGCATCGGTAATACGTGGCTAGTTGAAACAGGATCTCTGGACGAGGCATATTCTGACGATCTAGCCGAACTTCTTTTGAGGATGGCTTCCTGTCTTCCTGGCAGTTCAGTGTTCGATCCTTTTATGGGCAATTCAGCTTCTCTAAAAGCTTGCTTGAAATTAGGGCATTCATTGACTGGTTTTGAGACAGATCAGAGAAAGATCTCCCAGTATAAAAAGGTAATCGAAGATCATCGCAAGAAGGATGCTTTGGCATGATGTACGTTAAGTCTAAGACTAAAGATATCGTCGATAATCCTCAAGAACTTAGAGAGATTGTTACCTCTACTCTTTCTAGGATGGCTGCTGTTGCTGGTCGAACCCTTGGCCCAGGTGGTGCAGTAACCTTAATTGAACGAGAAGGAATGCCGCCGCTCCTGACCAAAGACGGCGTCACGGTGATTAAATCGTTAGGTCTTCCTAACGCTGCTGCAAATACCGTGCTTGATACATGCAAGGAAATCTCCCTCAATACCGCTCGCGACGCCGGTGACGGAACTACCACAGCCATCGTGTTAGCTGACGCACTCGTTAAAGTTGGCTCAGATTTCATGGCCAACAACAAACGATACAACCCGCAAAGATTGGTAAATCAGATCCGTAAGTGCTATGAAACCGTAGTCCTTCCGTACCTCAAAGAGGTTGCGCAGGAAGTTAAATCTGACGAGGATCTTAAAAGGGTCGCGCTCATCTCAGCTAACGGGGACGAAGACGTTGCCAGCGTAGTTGTTAAAGCTTTCATGGCTGCCGGTGAAGATGGTCACATCTTGATTCAAGAAGATCAAGGCGGAGGGATGAGAGTTGAAACGGTAGACGGTTATATCGTCACGTCTGGTCTGCGAGATATTGGCGCTATTGGATCTGCGTTTATTAACGACCGCGCTAATCAGCAGGTTCGCATGGATGCTGGACTGGTAGTTTTGTTCGACGGTACACTAAACGACCTTGTGCTTCCTGCTGCTATCCAGGCAGCCTTTGAATCCGATGAGGCATACTTTGGAAAGCCTATTTTGGTGATGGCACACGGATTCGCCGATCCTGTGATTGAGAAGTTTCTGAAGACTTCCAAGGGCGGAGTTACGGTTCTTCCCGTGAAAGTGCCTAAATCTACCCTGGCCAACTCAAAGACCATGTTCTTGCAGGATATGGCTGCTTACACCGGTGCCACCGTCATGGATCCGGCAAGTGCCCCTAGTTTTACTGGCGAAGATTTTGGATCATTCACGTCGGCTAAGATCAACACGTATGAGACATTTGTTCAGAGCGAATCGGACGCTGATCTTATCGACACCCGCGTAGCTGAGCTTAAAGCGGTAATGGCATCTGCTCATTCTGAGCATGATCGGGCACATCTTAGAGCTGCTATCGCTAAGCTTACTGGTGGTATCTCTACCGTGTGGGTTGGCGGCATGACGGATGCTGAAGTTAGGGAGAGAAGAGATCGCGTGCAAGACGCGGTTGAGGCGGTCAGATCGGCCGTCGCAGAGGGTATCGTTGCAGGTGGTGCAGCTACTCACCTAGCACTATCTCAGCGTATTCGTGCTGTCGCGGGTCTTGATCCTGCGTGGCACATACTCGCTATCGCGCTTGAAAGACCATTTGAAGTGTTGTTGTTTAACTGCGGCGAAGACGATAGAACAACAGACATTAAAGAGACAATCAAATCATCCATCGATAGCAATGGTATTCCTCGTGTTATCTTTGACGCCGAGAGACACGATTTTATGAATCCATTTGAAGCCGGCATCGTTGAGCCTGCTAAAGTTCATCGTGTAGCTATCGGCAACGCGATCTCTGTTGCGTCTCTCATGGTAACTCTTGGCGGTATCGTTGTTGCGCCTCGCGATTACAACCTTGAAACTCAAATGGAACTCAGCAAAGCTGCTCTTAAAGACATGATGAACGAGGCAGGACAAGAATGATTGCCAAATTTTTAAATACTCAAGCAGGTAAATATGTTATGGTTTTTGCCGCTGGTGCGGCGATCACCTTTCTCGTTCTCCCGTCCTACTCCTCCTCTAAAGAGGAATATCTCAAAAGAGAGAAAGAGATTACTGAATCTTATGAGAAAAAGATTTCAGAGAAAGAAAGCGAATTTCAGCAACTCAAATCCAAGCAGCAGGAAGAGATTACTAACCTTAAGCAAGAAAGGTTGGCACTTGAATTTGAGTACAGACAAAAAATTGATTCACTTGTTTCTGAAAATACTTCTCTCAAAAAATCTACTGAAAAAGTAACGATTATTACATCTTATCCAGATGGCCGCGTAGAGAAGAAAATTGTCTCCCGCGAGACAGTTGAGAAAGAGTCTCAAAAAGTCACCCAAGTTAAACTCGAAGCAGAGCAAAAACTAAAAGAAACAAAAGAGCTTCTTCAAAAAGAGTTTGAAGTCCGTCTAACCGAGATTAACTCGGTTCATGAGACTGAGAAACAGAAACTTACCCTTGAACTTTCTCAGACCCAAGAAAAACTTAAAGAAGAGCAGCAGAAGAACACGACGGTGTCCATGAATCCTCGTAAGTTTAGTCTGGGCGTGGGTAAGAAGACAAATTTTAATAATTTTGTAACGGCTGAATATGACTTCTACGGTCCGCTTTACGCCGGCTCGATATTAGATTTCAAGGGTACATCTTATGATGCGATGGGATTATCTGTAGGGGTTAGATTCTGATGCCGAAGTATCGGTTTATATGCAGCTGCGGCGCCGAGGTTATCAAGTACACCTCGGCATCTACCTTTTCTTTAATCTGTTCCGCCTGCAACAGCACCATGAACCGTCAAATTCCTCTAACGGTAGAGCAGTCTACAGTTAAAGAGCTTGTAGACTCTTACACCGGTGTGCATCTGCCGCCAGATAATAAAGAAATCCTGGACGCCAGAAGATCTGAGCATTTCTGGAGTGTCGAAGTCCCTCGTTTAGTAACGGAGTATCCAGTTGAGCACTCCCTCCAAGAGGGCTGGATGTATGTTGATGAACAGGGTAAACTTCAAGTACACACAAAACCTCCGCATAAGAGGTAGCAATGTATATTAAATCAGTGACCATCGAGAACGTTCTCTCGATAGAGAGCGCATCTGTCTCATTTTCAGAAACTGGTCTTTTGTTAGTTGATGGGTGGAACTATGACACAGAATCGGCCAATGGGGCCGGTAAATCGGCAATATTTCATGCCTTATCGTGGGGGCTCTACGGACAATATCCCCGCGGAGTGTCTATCACTGATTTTGTTCGTCAGAACGCTAGAACTACTAAAGTTACAGTGGACATTGAACTCTCAGCAAACCGAATTCTCAGAGTTGAGCGCAACCGTCCGAAATCCTTCTATGCTGCTGTCAACGACGTTGAGATTACTGAGTCTGAATATGAAAGACTGATCCCGTTGGACTATGATCAGTTCATACTGGCTCAGTACTTTGCCCAAGGGCTTGGGATAAGGTTTATCGATCTTAATGACTCCGGTAGGAAGGACCTCATCCTGAAGCTTATGCGAGCTGATGGTTTTGCTGAATCAAGAAAAAAGATCGAACTAGATATGAAACGGTTGCTGTCAGATAAAGCAACCATCTCAAGCACGATATCTACTTTTGCGGGTAAGTTATCTGCTTATCAAGATTCGCTTGTCGATTCAAAATCTCTCCACAAAGAGATATCTGCTCTTGAACGAGCCATCGGCGACGTCGACGTCAAGATACAAAAACTGTCTAACATACAACCGCCAGACGACACAGATAAACTATCTGAATTAATAGAAAAATTAAATTCTAAACTCAGAGACATATCGCTTAATAATGGCAAACTGAAAGCTTATCGACAACAACTGTCTGAGCTGAAGAATACTAAAGAACCGGAAGACTCGTGCGATGGCGAGTGCCCAAATTGCTCAACTGAATTAAATATTCTGCCATCTGGCTTTGTCAAGCACGATAGGCAATCTTTCGCTCTCAAGATAAAAGCGCACCGCGAATCGATGTCCGCCAAGATCGACGCCCTAACATCATCAATAATCGCCTTGGAGACAGAGGTCTCAAAAGAGAGATCCGTATTAGATGCCATTTCTGCTCTTAAAAACAAGATGCGCGAATCCATGTTTGACTATGAGACCGCCCAATCTCGCCTGTTGGAGTTAAAAGCTTTCCGCAGGGAGAAAGAAATAGAGCACAAAAATCTGCTTAAAACGCGCGATCAGCAAAGTGATTTATTAATCAAAATCAAACAGTTACAAGATCAACTATCTGAAAATAAGTCAAATTTAGATTCGATTATAGATGAGATTGTTCGTCTTGAGGCCGCATCTGCAATACTTTCACCAACCGGTGCACCAGCTTATGTTATGGACTCTGTTATCCAGGCGCTCAACGATAAGATTCAAGAAATTGTCCAGTTTGTCTGGCCAAACTCGTCTTACGAACTTCTCTCCTTCAAGGAGAATAAGTCTGGCACGGTAACATCTAAGATGTCTGATTCGCTTACGGTAGACGGTGTCAAACGGCCAGTAGGTTCGCTATCTGGTGGCGAAAGGAGATGTTTATCTTTGGCCATAGATTTCGCCATAGCAGATGTCGTGGCCAGATACACGGGGGCGCAACTTAACCCGTTGATATTAGATGAACCTTTTGATCACCTAGACGCCTCTAATCGCACCAGGGTTATCGACTTCTTACGTGAGATGGCTGTAAAACGGTGTATAGTAGTAATAGACCATGCGTCCGAAGCAAAAGCTTTATTTGATCAGTCCATTACAGTCACCAAGAAGAACGGCGTATCAGTAGTTTCATGATGGAAAGTTTTGTTAAAAAACTAAATGATATCAAAGATCTGCTGAAGGCCAACTTGATGCCAAGCCTGAGGATGCCGTCCATTGAGCCGCCAAAACCCCCGAAAGCTCCGTCCTTGGCGCCGAAGTCCAAAAAGAACCCTATCAAGGTTGCGCAGCAGGTCAAAACCCCAGATGCAAAAGATTTTGCTATGGGACAGGCAACCCTGCAGGTCAAAGCGTCATCTAATCCTCTCGCTTTCACCACGAAATCTGAGGGTGAATCTTACCACTACCACATCGTTCAAAACGGCTACCGGATCACCGATAAGCCGGTGAGCATGGAAGAGATTAACGTCAAGCACGGCGGGGTAAAAAGATTAGAAGGCGCTGGCTTTCATCTTGTCCCCGTGGTTAAAGAAAAGTTAAAACTCGAGAAGAATGGCCAGTGGTCGATAGTTAAAGAATAACGAGGCCACTTTGAAAACTATTCTTGCTCTAGATCCCGGAGGCTCTTCCGGGTACGCGGTAGCTCGCATTGTAGGCGATTGCTGTGAAATCGTGGAATACGGTTTCATCGACGTCGACACTTCATCTCAATACATAGGGGATTGGTGTCTCGATCTCAAGAGGCGCATCTCAGAGCTTCAGAATCGCGTTCAGGCTGATGAGATCGCCGTCGAAGACTACTTCTTCGGGTCTAGATTTGCATCAGGTTCTAATGTCAATCCTGCGTACCGAACCGTTATCCATATGTGGGCCAGAGAGCAAAATCTGCACTATGAGGTTTTGAATATCTCTAACTGGAAGGTTTTTGCCGCTGGCAGATCGACCCCGACTAAATTGCAAAAACAAAAGTGGGGATCTGGTCCAGCTAAAAAGCTCATGATCGTTCAAGCCCTCTGGGAACGTTTTGGCGTGCGGTTCCCTAATCACAGCATCTCAGAAAACACCGGCAAACCCATACACTTTCGCTTTGACGTTGTGGACGCTGTTGCGCAAGCGATGTACGCTTCGTATCTTAGATTTAATTGTAAAACATTTAAATGCACGGTTTCAGTACCGCCAGACGTGACTTTTAAAAAGGTCAATAAAAAGCAATTTTTATATGATTGAGTAAAATAACACACGATCAAATAAAAGGAGTCTACCATGGCTAAGGGCAAGATCAACTACGGCAAAGCAAGCAGCATTCTTTCAAAAGCTTTCGTGGAGAACCACGCGTCCATTTCTCAAGACGAAGCAGAGCATCTGATCGCAAAGTCTGAGCAAAAGATCAAGGCTCTAAAAGAAGAGCAGGCAAATGATGAGAAGCTTATCGCTGCTCAACAGATCGTTAAAGATCTTAAAAGTGGTTACTCTTCCGTCGTAAAGCTAGAGCGCGCCAAGATCGACTTCTTGCTTGGCAAAATTCAAGAGATTGAAGATGGAGAAGTCAATCCCACGTCAGGTCTAAACCAATAATATTGCTGAGATAAAACATGACCACTTTAAAAACACTGTATCTTGATGGCGCCAACGGGCTCAATAAAAAGCTAGCAGACGCATTCGATCTGGGTCGCAGATTCATCCTGCCGCAATATGATAATGTAGTTCTAGAAGACGCCGTCGATGTCGCCACTACTAGCCCGATGTTCACCATCGCGAACTCAGGTTCTAACGCGCCTATTTTGGCGGGATACACAGTCCGCTACCTAGACAGCGGCGAAGAAGTTGAACTTACAGTTGAAACCCCTGTTACGCCAGGATCTACGTTTGATACCACTGTAGCCCCATCGCAGGCAGCTACGGCCAAATCACTGCGTTACTCTAGCCCGCGACCAGGGTCATACACAACTCTCCTGCAAGGATTGCAGGCTGCCGCAGCGGCTGGTAAATCTGTCTTTTCGGTGTCAATCATTACGACCGACAATCCAACGTATTTGCGCCTTAAGGGTAACTATCTTAACGCTTATTTTGCCGGTATTTATTACGCCCTAGATCAAGAAGGCATCTTTAATACCTATGAAGTTAATCTGGCGCTAGATACTTCGGATACGACTACTACAAAAGTGACATTTAACTTCTCTTTTACTTATAGCTAACGATAAAAACAGAAGATTTGTGTAAAATCCCCCGTACATACGGGGGATTTATGCTTTGGTCAGAACAGAAAGATCTCTTCGAGAAGATGATAGAAGCAGAAAGAGAGCTGCTACTGAGCAAGGGCAAAGAATATGCCGGCGATAAGGATTGCCTCGCTAATTTTAAGGATGCCGATTGCATCGGCTTAAGCCCTAAGCAAAAACTATGGGTGTACTTATCAAAGCATATGTCATCTATAGCTTCATACATAAAGAACGGTCAAGAGTTCTCAAACGAGTCCATAGAAAGCCGAATAGCTGATGCTAGGAACTACCTCGCGTTACTATATATGTTGATTCAGGAAGAAAAGACTGAGCCAGTTAAGGTTTGTCAATGCAAAAAAAGCAAGTAAACAAAACGGACAAAAAAGTCTCCATCATCAAATCTTTTGCCGCTCTAGCCAAAAAGCTTAAGCGCGAAATACGCATGGAAGATCTAAAGAGTCTAGGCATAACCAAAGACATGGTTGCGCATCACTTTGGGTCTTTAGCCGCCCTAGAAAAAAGCGCGCGCGAGTCGCACGCAAATAGCTTTTTTGACGTTGCCGTAGAGAATCTTTATTCGCAGACAGCTCTTAAAAAGCTGAGATCAGATATCTCATCTTCTAAAAGGTTTGTTATCACTACCGCGGTGAACGGTTGCGAAGTTCACGATAAATTCTACGCTTCAATTAAGAATTTTTGCAAAGAGAACGATGCCCAACTTTTGATCCTAATTGCTTCAGATCCTGCGCATAATCGCGACAAGCAGTGGGGAACGATATCCGCCAGACTTCAAAATGAGGCTATTGTTCTCGAAGACACCAGCCTAAATTCAAACGTTTTTATTTCCACTATCAAGCTTTCCGCAAAACACATCGACCCGACAACCGGTCTTGGTCGCATTGGCCAAAGAAATGGCACCTTCATATACGCTTCGCCGAAGCAAAGATTGAAGGCGGTACCCGTGTCGAATAGTTCATTGCCGCATTTTATGATGACCACGGGCGCGATTACTGTGAACAACTACGATACAGACCTTTACATGTCGCAGCGTACTGCGTATATCGCAAAGAACGATCACGTGCTCGGCGCCGTGATAGTTGAGATCGTCGACGATAAGCAATACCATTTCCGTCAGGTACAGGCTGATTCTAAAGGATGCTTTTATGATCTCGGCATCAAATATATGCCAAGTTCAAAACAAGCTGTAAGGCCAGAAGCTTTCGTACTTGGAGACTGGCATGCAGGATCTACCGATCCTTTGGCGCGTAAAGCCTGGGAAGATATCGCCAAGCTAACCAAACCTAAGAGAATACTTCTTCACGATGCTTTTGACGGCATTTCTATCAACCACCACGAAAAGCACGCGAAACTGTTAAAGGCTCAAAGAGCTGAGAATGGTCAACTGTGCCTCTCATCAGAGCTCAATATCCTTGCAAAGGATGTTAAGGACCTTACGTCTCTCACGGATGAGGTTGTGATCGTTAAATCTAACCACGATCAATTTCTTGAGCGATATTTGCAAGAAGGCAAATACGTCGACGATCCGCAGAACCACAGGATATCTCTTGTTCTAGCGCTTCAACTTCTAGATAAGAAGGATCCGCTTAAGTACGCGGTTAACTCTTTGTGCCTGAAAGATGACAAAAAAGTAATCGATAAGGTTAAGTGGCTCTCAATCGACGACGATTACCGCGTCGAGGGTATACAATGCGGAGCCCATGGTCATCTAGGTGCTAACGGTTCCAGGGGGAGTCTGGAGGCCATGGAAACCGCGTATGGCAATTCTGTATCGGGTCACTCCCATACACCTCAGATCCTTAGAGGTGCGTGGTGCGTAGGTACGTCGTCACTTCTTAAACTAGAATATAACCGCGGCGCATCGTCTTGGCTCCACTCGTCCTGTCTGATATATCCCGGCGGCGCTCGCCAGCTTATTAATTGTATTGACGGCAAATGGAAGCTGTAATAGCTTCTACGCTATTGATATAATAAATATTTGTATAATCTGGCAATCAGATACATGAGGGCTGGATGAAAGCATATCTCTATCTAGACACCGAGACAACAGGTCTTAGTTCGTCGACTAATGAAATTATTCAGTTGGCTTGCGTGCCGCTGATTGACGGTAAACCTGGCCCTCATTTTAATGAGTTCTGCCAGCCGACGAACTGGAACTCTATCGATCAAAAGTCTATCGAGATTCACGGTATCGCCATCGATCAGATGAAGACGTTTCAATCTCCGCACGAGATGCTGGATAAGTTTATTGCCTACGTTAGCCAGTTCGGCGTAAAGTTCGTCATCGCCGGTTACAACTCTAACTTCGATAAAGCTTTCATAGGTGCACTTTTTGCCCGCAACGGGAGATCAAAAGAGTATTCGCGACTGTTCTTAAATGAAGTCCGCGATGTCCACGCCCGCGCAAAAGCTGTCAAGGACAAACTTCAATCTAATAAATTGAAGCTGGTCAACCTTGCTGAAGAATTTGGTATTGAGATCAAGGCCCACGACGCTTTAAGCGATATCCAGGCGACAATAGAAGTCGATCGGCGGCTTTCCGCCATAATTGGCGAAGACTTTGAAGAAGTGTCTATAAAAGACGATAGGTTTGATCTCCAGCTGCCTGAGCTGCCTCAGCTTCATATTCATTCTGAATACAGCAATACCGATTCTGTAACCTCAGTTGAGGAATGGGTTTACTGGGCCGCATCTAAAGGAGTAAAGGCCGTTGCTTTTCCAGACCACAACTGGGCAGCTTCGCTATATAAAGCGACCAATATTAAATCAGTATTAGAGAAAGTTAATAAGGCGCATAAACTTTCGCTTACTGAAAATGACATAAAGATCGTTCCTGCCATAAGTCTAAATGTCATAGACCCCACTAATGGTTTAGAGCAACCATTTAGGTTGAATGCTTGGGCAATATCTAACACCGGTTATCGCAGTTTACTTAAACTGGCGTCAATGGGCTGGGATTCGGCGATTGATGATTCGGGCGTGACCACGTCAATAATCAAAATTGAAGACGTCATTGATCACCAGGAAGGGGTAGTGTTTGGCACAGGATGCGAAAAAGGGCTGGTTGGCACTCTACTTCTTTGTGCGAACGACAAGAAAGTTGAAGCTTCAAAGCTCGCTAAGATTATCGGACACCTTGATAGAGTCGTATTGGAATTACTGCCTTTCGACGTCGTTAAGTACTTCGACAAAGGCATTGGCTTTAGGAACTTTCAAAAAAGCAAATCCATCCCAGACGGAAACCTAACCAAAGCAATCAACTCCTTGATTATGGATGCAGTTGATTCTTACGGCTGCAAATTCATAATTTCGACAGCAGCGCACTTTATAGACCCCGACGACAAAGTCTTTCAGGATGTCGTCTCCAAATCATCATTTAAAGATAAGCGGTTCTTCTACGACACACGGTACCAAAGATCACTCAATGAGTGTTTTGCGATCCTCAAGAGACATCTTGGTGACAGGTTTTCCGTAGACCACATTGATATCGCCCGAGCAACCGCAGAAGACATGGTTGAAGCATCGACCGCCGTAGTGGTAAAGCACGACTACCATTTGCCAAAAATCCAAATACCGGATTCTATTGTTGAAA